GGATCAATTGCAATTAACTGATCTCTCTTAGGAGCAAGGTCTAATGAATTAGGCACTACTGTGATTCTAATTGTATTTGCAGAATCGTCGTCAGGCTTAAAGTTGTTTAACGTGATTGTACCAGCAGTTGTATTAATTAATCCGGCATTATTAATCACTGTAACATTAACACCATCAACTACCTTATAAGCAATAACTTGTCTGTTAGTAGTTCCGCTGATTGGAATATCACCGAAGTATACTTCATCACCGTTAAGCTTCCATAGTGTTGACGATATAATAAAGTTAGTAGAAGCCCCTGAACTAAAGAAAGGTGCAGTAAACTGTAAGCTAAAGTTATTATCTAATGTGTCACTTGCCTTCCTAGGAGTGATAGTCATAAACATGTAAGGTCGTACACTACTATTCTGAATAGAAGGATCTGCGTTATCAATTGCTTTAAGTATTTGTGAATGTCTAAACACTCCGTCAAACTTATTCAATTCGTTAAAGTTATAATCTGTCACTGTGTCTCTCACGACCGATGTTAATTCAACAGCAGATCTATCAGTTAAGTTTGGATTATATTTAAATCCTACATCTAATTCTAAATATGTAAAGTTAGGATCTACAATCACTGGAGTGATCGATACTACACTCTTTCCTTTTAGGATTGTGTTTGTAATTTCTGTCTTTTCATTTACGGTAAGAGTCTCATTTACAAGAGGCTTAATAGCGATGTAGATAGAACCATAATCTGGTGGATCGTTATCTTCACCACCCCATGTTGAGATGGAATTAATATTTGTAAATTCTTTCTGAATGATTGCTCTATAGTCGTCAGATGTTACTGCTCTATTCTGTGAAGTAAAAGTAAGAGGAGCATTAAATCGTATTGACTCACTTGTTTCTCTTTCAGTACCACCATCAGCTTTTGCTAATGTCGTAACAGTATTAGTCGCATATCCGCCAATGTTATCAACCATAGTAAAGACGTTGGCTCCATTCGAATCACCACCATTTGTAAAGATATAATCAAGTGTTACGATGTTATTGTTTAGAGGCTTTTTACCTGTGACTCCATCACCAAAGTATACTTCGTAATATTCGTTTGAATTTTCTTGAAGATAAAATACTCGGCTTGATGAATTGACATTAATAAGAGATTCAAACTTAGTATAGTTATCGAACGAAGTAGATAACTCATTCGCCTGAATTAATACTCTGAGTGTAGATGTATCAGCATCATCATCTGATATTTGATACTTCTGATTTTCAATATGATTGTCAACCCTGTATAATAGTTTCTTACGTGTGCCTTCAACTATAGTCACGTTAGAGAATGTAAACGTAGTACCACTAAGTACTGCAGACTGTTCATTCAATACAACGTATCTATAATTTCTTCCATCGACATTCGTCGTCAACTTAGTACCTCGAGGCAGAGTCAATGTAGATGGTATAGTTCCGGATTCTCCTGAGACATCAACTGTAATAGTGATAGTAGCTCGAGGTGCTAAGACTGATCGTGGGATGTAACCCAGTAACTTGGCACGGGTAACGATGTTACCACGTATCTGTGCAGAATCTAAGAATGCTTCGTTTAACGCAAAGTGTGCGGCCATAGCATTGTAGTGTGTATTATATGCTAATACATCTAAGAGTGAAGACAAACCAGATCCTTCAAAGTCATGACTACTAAAAGCAGTCTGAGTCTTAAGATAATTCTTAAGATTCTTTTTAATTTGATCGAAATCAAGTTCTGTTACATTTAAATTAGTTGCCATAGTTTATTACCTTAATCGTCGTAATACGATCTCTACTTCTGATTGAGTATCGAATTCTTTTATTCTAAATTTTACTAAAATTCTATATGAGTTAGCGTCAGCCTCATCTACTATATTTATGAATATCACTTCAACTCTTTGTTCTAGTGCACCAAGGCACCTTGCTATATTCTTACGTAGAGTTGACTTTGTAATCTCGTCAGCCGGTTCAAACAGTAGGGCTCTCATATTAGCACCGACACCATGATTAAATGGTCTCTCGTAAAAGTTAGTCAAGAGCAAATTACGTACTGCATACTTAATTGCCTGATCATCTTTTAACATGACGATATCTTTTCGTATTGGATGGAGTGTCAAGTTTAAATCAAGATCTGTCCATTGCTTGATACGTGACGACGTTGAAGCCTTCTTCGTGCTCCCTATGACTGACCTATCTGATAATATTTGTGTAGACATGTATCTATTTATACCTATAATCCGGTTGATTCGTCTGCGACAGACGTTAATTGTTTAGTTGGATTCGGCGAGCTGGCTCCACCAGTTCCAGGAACCTCAACGTGTTTGTGTGTTGCGAGTGTTGGTGCATTACCTGCATCAGTCGATACATCACCGACAGAGTGAGTCGTACTCGAGACATTCAATGTACCAGTGATCGAAGTGTTACCGACGATATTCACAGTCTGGTTAGAGGACGACATTGTAATCGTGCCATCGGCATCCATTTTCAGGAAGCTCCCGGACGTATGCTTTATATGGACACGTTCGGCACCGGCAGTGTTGTCGATCTCTATGATATGGCAGCTTCGGTTTTATGAACCTTGTTGGTAGGAGGATTCAGTTGCGCCTCAACCGGGATGTCTATCGTGCCATCAGTAGAGGATGCGATCGAACCCAGTATGATTGCGTCCTGCGCAGAGGGACCGTCGCGAAAGAACCCGACAACCCACGAGCCAACCATCAGTTCATGATTCGAGCCGAACCCTTTAAAGGAAGAGGAGGTATTTGGCATCATGACCGTAGACCAGTTCAGCTTCTCCTTGGGTATGGTCTCATCATAGAAACCATATGGCATGACCTTCACTCTATTGGATAAGAGAGGATCGGATACGTCAAGCACCTCACCTATAAACCAGGTAAACTGACTACCTATAAACTGATCAAAATTCTTCATTTACTGCGAGGCCTCCATATAGCAATTTTTCCCGGGGATTTTTTTTTCTGTCATTTGTGCCCAACATAATTCCTGAATGATACGATTATACCATTGCTTATCATATGGATCAGAGGCTTTCTCCATGTCTTCTTTTAATTGTTCTACGCGCATAGTAATATAGTCTGGCTGCTTTCGTTTTCTCATGAGTTAGCTATCCGTTTATCTAATGATTCTATATAGGAGTCTTTCTTTAATAACACCTGCATGATATACTCATCGGCAAATCTATGATCTATAGAGGCAACAATATACTTACCAGAGAGATACAAGTCTTGACCACGCTTTTCATTCGGTCCTTCAATCGATTTTAAAATACGGCAGTTAATCACCATACCGACAGACAGTTTAAAGTCACCGTATATATCAATGGTTAATACCGTGCCATCCATATTCTCTATGTATGCATTTGCATTAAGTATTTCAGAGTCACTTGGTGCATGGTAGTTAGACCCACCGCCAGCAGATGAGCTATTCAAACTCACATAAAAGTTAGTCGATTCGCTATGGGACTGGATTGTTCTATCATTAAACTTCAGCCCAGTAGGAATCAACCCATCCTTGTTTAACTTCAGCTCCTTACCATACTCATATGTTTGTTTCTTATACTTCTTCGTAGCGATATCTAATGTATGTAGAGTAGAAGAGTAAGCACCCGAGGCGGCATCAATATACTTCGACATATTAAGATTGGTTGATAACTTAAGTATCTTTTCTTGTAATCCCTCGACATGTTCGCGCGACCCTACGTTCGTGGTTTGAAATGGGCTATGGGTATACACACGATATTCAGGCTGGGTAACCATAGATTCATACGATTTAAAGTGTATTCCATCCCCAAGTGTCTCATAAAAGAAAAACGGTGTGTTATTATCATATGATCTACGTGTTAACCAGTTAATAAGATACATTGGTCTCATACGTGGGTATACACCTTTAATGGTTTGTTTAGTCTCAGTACTAATGGATAACTCTAATGGATCTATATGTAATTCATCTGTACATATGTTTTGTATCAACTGTCCTGGTACGTTATCAAATGGTTTACTTATTGTTTTGATCTGGGACATGTACGCATGCTCTGAGATGATCTTAAACACATAGGTTTGTGTACCTGGGCTTAGCTTTGCTAGGTCAGTTATCTCAGCGATCCTAAACTTGTGGTTATATTTGTCCGATTGGCCGTCTGTTAGCCTCCGTGTTATGGTTAGGTCCAGTACCTCTCCACTCACGACTTTTAGTTTTTCGAGCATATTTGCAGCATCTAGTATATTGATCTCACCTTGCAAGCTTCCTGCATAGATACTCTCACGTATACTGATCTGTGCACATACATCGGTAATGTTTCGCAGTAATCCATCATGGGTTGTCAGTATCACACTCGCCAGGTTATATGATGAGGGTACTAATGCTTCTGAACCATTGGCCAGCTTACTATTGACTCTACTCATCGTTGATTATTGCCTCATACTTGTCTGCGAACTGTGTGATATACTTAGGGTCTATGACTCTTATCTTAGATCTTGCCTCATTTGCATTGAATAGATAGGTTCTATTCGTATCGAAGGATAACTCTCCGCTCGCCTCTCCTCCAGGTATAAATATTGCGTTCGTGACCACTCTCTTCTCAGGGTCATCTGTTCTATAATAGTTATGTGGGGCATCCAGGTACTTATAGACATCA